GACTACGGGCCTTACCTTCACCTAATCCTGTCACCGGAAAATATCCACGCAGTCGGGGTTCCAACACCTTTACATTATTACTTCGTAAAGGCTGTAGCCCTGCTGTTGAACTTTCTGGTCTGATACCTATGAGACTGGAGATCCCAGTCCCTGTCGGTACCGACAAGAATGACCTTCCGGCCGTTCGTGCTGCTGTGTCTGCTTTCTTTGGTTTTGGCTATGCTAATGCTGATGAAATCGCACAAGCTCTCGTAGATGGCATGATTTAATAAATGCTGTTCCCACGAGATCCCAAAAGGAGACGAATATGGATGAGGTATTGCCTCGAAATAATTGGCCTGTTAGTTTTGCTGACAGCCGACGTCAAACGGTTACTTTTAGTACTGTTAGACGTGCTTGCCTGCGCGACATAGACGCCCAGATCGCCGCTCTTAGTTGCGATTTGGATGAAAATCTCTTGAATAAATCTGATTTTGATTATAAGTGCTTTGCACTTAATCGATTGAAAGATAGATTTGAGAAGAAATTTAAAGCGTCTAAGGACCAGGAGGATACTCTTGACCGAAAGGCTAGAGCTGACTTCTTTGAAATTAATACAAGAGTCAGGCTACCTGTAGATTTTATACAAGGTAACTCGATCCTCCCTACGTACGAGGTGATATGTGGTGAAGCTAAGGACTTTATTTACAAAGTTCTTGAAAGCTATACTGCTACATTACTTCACGGAGATAGGGGTTCTACGATGAGTTTCCCACGCTTGCGACATTTCTGGGCATTTGGCCCGCAAGCATCTATTGGCTTCAAGCTTTCTCCAGAGTCAGTAGCTGCGAAATTTGCGCAAGGTTCCGTTACTCATAAGTGCGCCCGGCTTGCCGAAGAAATTGTTGTTAAAACGATAGGCAAGCGGCACTTTTTCATTGATCAAGTGCCTGGGTCACGGTTAAGCACCGTACCAAAAAACGCAGAAAAAAGACGAACTATCGCTGTTGAACCCAGTTTAAATATGGCTCTTCAACGCGCTGCGGGTGTTTATTTTGAAAACGCACTACGCTTGGCTGGTTTAGATAAAACTAACCAACAAGCTAAAAACGGCCATTTGGCTCTTCGTGCGTCTTTCGACAACTCATTGGCAACAGTAGATTGCACTAGTGCATCTGACATGTTTTCGCCAGCCCTTATAAAGGCTCTCTTCCCACGCGAGTGGTATGAGTATATGATGTTGACCCGTTGCGATGAAATAGTTTGTCCCGTGACTAAGCAGAGTGCAAAGTTACGGATGATCTCCACTATGGGGAACGGTTTTACATTTGAAATGATGACTCTGATTTTTGCGTCTTTAGTTTTGGCCCTACAACGGGTGAGAACAGGCGCAGCCAATTCTTGGCGTCAAATTTCTGACAATTTCGGAGTCTTCGGTGATGATGTAATACTACCCAGCGAACTCTTTGACGATTTCGTTAAAGTAGCGACTATGTGGGGATTGGACGTTTCCGATGAGAAAAGTTTTTCC